GAGCTACCGAGGAACATGTATGGTGGGCTCCCTGGGACTCGAACCCAGAACCTTGGGGTTAAAAGCCCCCTGCACTACCATTGTGCTAAGAGCCCGAAAAACTATGAGGCTGAGCCGACATTCTCCTTGACTTCAACGCGGTTGAACATCGTCTCCATGCCACCATGATACGATGAAATGGAATGCTTCTTTGGCGTCATACGAGCCAGGAAACAATCGTCTACATCAATACCCATCGACTCAGGCGCGCGGTTAGAAAAGAACACACCGAGATTGCCTTTTCTATCGCAAATATTGAAGACGTAGAAATCTCGATTTTCAACATACCGATAACTCTTCAGCTTGACGAAGAAATCATCACGGCTGCCGATCTTACCGATAAACTCGGAATCAGAAGAGGCTTCCACAGCTTCACTCTTCCGCTTTTCGTATGCGGCCTTCTTCTCCATCGTATTGTAGACACACGCCACAAAGCCGAAATCGGACTTGGTGATGTATCCGTCTTCTACAGTTCGATATCCACCAAGAGGCAGCATCCGAAGCGAACGGTCGAAGTCCGACTCGGAAGCATACGGAGCATCATTATTGAGAGCGGTGAGCCAGGAGATCGCGTGAAGGGCCCGCTTCTTATCTTCCTCTTCGATTGGACCGAACTTACTCGGACCATTCTCGGCGAAGAACTCACGCAAGCAGTCGGCCGTCGCCACGACTCCAGGTCCGCCACGCTGGGCGTCGGTCTTGGAATAGTAGCCGTTGCGCCGAGTCTCGGCTGCGACGAACTCCAACGCCACGCGAAGCGGATATGTGGGCACAGGTTTACGCGCCATTCACTTCCTCCACAATCTCAAAGTTAGGATCATTGACCTCTGAGATCCATCGCCAATCTTCCGTAGTGACAGATCCAAGACTGAGAAAAGGACCAGGCGCGCTGGTCGGGAACTTGACCGACTCGCGCACGGCCTTGACCACCCAGAGGTCGCCATGCTGCGAGATGCGATTCTTGCCGTGGCGCGAAATGCCACGCAGACGGACTGTACTCACGGGAATATCTCCCCACTCAATCAACACAGAGTATACATTACTTATCGACAGAAGTCAATGGATTCTTTAAAAAAACTTGCCTCGTAAGTATGCGAAATCAAAGAACTTTTAGACTTTCTTCTAAGTCGTTGATTTTGCTCATGTTTCTAACTGCTCTCAAAACGGTTTCTCCAGCGATTTAATAGACCCCCTAGAGTCAATATACAGGTCTAGAGAAGAAAAGCCTGGAGAGGGCGACCTCCACCGGCTGATTCTCTATATGAGCGCCCGGAGACCGGAGAAGGGATCAGAACTCCCTAAGGCGGTCCTTCTCTCGTGAACAGTCTGCACATGCCCATAACGGACGAGATGTAATTTTATTGTATTCTTCTGCTATTACTACACGGAACACTTTAAGAAAAGAAGACTGCCCACAAAAATCACAATGATAATATTTTTGTTGATCATCAAATTCGGAATTTAATTTCAACATCTATGCTTCCTTTGTATCATTTTCTCGATTGACATATGGAGAACACTTCGGGCAGCCAAGCATCGTACCACTGACCTCAACATTACCATCACCATCAACCGAAGTCTGAATTAACTCTTCCTCAACTAACACTTCCATAAAGGCCTCGCCGCCCGCGAGCACACCTGCATTGTATCCATTCTTCCAACTAAAGTATATTGCTATTATATATAATAAACCAATAATGAAATAACCAAATTCAACAGCCAAATCAAATCCTAATAATCATAGTATTCTTCATCCATATTTTCAATCAAATCAACCAAATCGTCTTCGTCATAAGAAATACCATTACTATAATCTGAAGCAATCTGATTAATCATATGATTATGGTTGCGTCTTTTTTGCTTTCGTCTCTTCTTCCTAGTATTCTTTGCCTCTACATACTCATCATCATCGGTATATCGAGTGGAATTCTTTACGTCCATTCTTTATTCGGTCCTTTCTGGTAAATTTAGGTCAGGAAATGCCTGACATACAATTTCATATGTTAATCCCTTCACCTGAAGATCCTTATCTTTCATCTTCAGCAACAATTCTGCTTCGGTCGCATGAACACTTTCCAAAATATCAATAAAGAGTTTTTCTCTCAATCGCTTATCTTGAATCAGGTCTCCTGCATTCACAAAATATCCAAACTTTCTCGCTTCCATTTCTAGATGAGATGGAGCGTGCCCAACAGGAGCATCATCTGGCGTGTAAGGTGGTACACCAGGAGGAAGTTCCAAGTTAAGATTTGGATGAAATGCACCCTGCAAAATCGTCTTGAGTGCAAATGATTCGTGTTTTCTTAAGCAGCCGATTCTATCTCTCGTACTTTTTGCCTTTTCAAATAATTCAAATACTTCAGGTACAGTAGGCGTCATTCTATTCTCCAATCATCAAAATTCTTGTATACAGTCCATTAAATTGCGAAGCCTCTTCTGAATAAAGAAATTCAAAAGACCGCTTCTATCAGGAATATCACAATTATCATATGCATCTAAAATCTGAATTTTCAAATCTTCTGGCACATACTTCAAATCGATCAACTCACGATTTCGACAAAATCCTCTCCAGGCATTTTCGTCCATACCATCAGGCTTCTCATCTTGATCCAGATTTATATCAGAAACCCACTCATTCAACTTTTTGGTTGAAAGCGGCTTCTGCCTGTGCCCTTGAACAAAAACACCATCTCCAGACAAACAGTTAGGAATGCCATCACTTCGATCACCCCTAAAAATGTGCTCTTTTAGGAATACAGAAGGATCGTCAGTTTTAAGAAACTTCTTTTGTACTGGAGAATATTGGTCCACGTTTTCGATATACTGTAGTTGCATAAAATCTTTATCACCAGACAAGATCAAAGTAGGTTCTGATGGATCACTTCGATGCATTGCCAACATTGCAATAATGTCGTCTGCCTCCGCTCGATAAACGTCAATTACCTTATACGGAAAATATTCCGTCAACTCATCACGAATAGTATTTAGCGTTTCAAAAATTAGATTCCAATCATAATCCGAGGAAGCACGAGTCTTTTTTCTGGATGCTTTGTAGAACGGAAAGATTTCTTTGCGCCAATAATTTCTATTGTCACAACACAGCACCAACTCGCCATACTTCTCTTTGTATGAGCTTCGATACATGCGAAGACTATTCAATACCATATGGCGAATCAGATTCTCATCCACTTCCATATGCTGATTGTATTTACTATTCAAAGATACCATTAAATTACTAATCGAAATTTGATTTAGGTCAACGAGAATCATTGCGACTTCCCAGCCTCATTTCAAAAAATCGACGTATCGTGTATCCAATAAGAATGCTCTGGAACGACCAATATATCATCATACCTACATTTTGACTAGACGAAACCTTTACACCAAACCACTCGTATACAAATAACTCAGCCGTAATAATCGCAATTACGAGAACACTCATTCGACTAATTACAACTTCAGTTAGTGCCTCTCTTCTAGTTTGTTCAATTCTCACTACTTTACTATCCTTACTATTACCATGTCAGCATTAATACGACCGGTAACCTTTGTTTCCTTTGCTTTAATCATATCCATCAACTTCCGCAACTTTACCTTACCGCCCTTCATCACGTCAGGCAAAATTTGTTCAGGCTTGCGAATCTTCTTCTTGAATGATTTAGTCGAGTCCCACTCTTTAAGTGTCGTACCTTTTATCACAATACCAGAATCAGACACATACCGATACAAAAAACGATTCTTGGTGTCAAAGATCCACACCTGAGACGCATCAATCATATTTTCGGGAGATTCGCTCGCAATCTTATATGTATCATCGGACTTCTTATACTTTACCGAAGATACAATTTCAGCAACAGACCGAACTTTACGACGGCGCGGCTTGCGACTCTTCTTGGCTGAGTCTGCCCAGGCTAGTGCATCAGCCACCAACGACTGAATAAACTTGAGATACCGCTTCTTCTGCGGCTTCGTCAAATACGAATAGGCTTCGTTCAGCTCATCGTCTCTACCAGAAACAACATCTTTCAACTCATCGCAAAGCGCATCATAGTATGTTGCAATCTTGCCAGACAACATTCCTTTTACTTGCTTTGCCTTGAGCCACTTATACAGATTGAAATCTGATTTGCAACCATTCAGAAGAAACTCGTCAACTTCACCTTCAATCTCACCAATGAGGTGAGACACCTGTGTCCGAATTCGTTCCTGAATATTGATAGGCTTGGCAACCTTCTTTGCTGCCTTCTTTTTTCGAGTCTTCAAAATCTCCTGAGCTTCAGATACCAGAGACTCTACTTCAGCATCAAGGCGCGCCTGTGTGTCCTCAGGAAGAACAAGACCATTTGTTGCCATTCGAGCAACTGCGGAATATGTACGCTTGCCCGTTACGTTCGTGGTACGAAGAACAGCACCCCTCTTCTTATCAATAGACGCAACGTAATCTACCATAAACGCATGGCATTCTTTGGGAGAATACACATAGTTGTAATAATTGAGAGCTTCGGAAATCTTGTGTTGCAATTCTTCCGAACTCAACTCAGACACATCATTCCATGTCGGTTCTTTTGTACCGTAAATTGTAGCTTCGTACTTGGCACCTTTACGCTTTGCCATGAAACCCTCTGCTAAATTGTTCGCTAGTAAATATACAACACATAGGATCAAATGTCAATGAATAGATCCACAAATTTCTGCATATGATTCTTTATGGTATATTGCTGAACCTTATCATAGGCATATTCCAAATTTGGTGTTGCTTCCTTCAAATTATCATTGACACTCTCGGGCGCAAGAATGTCAGATGCCAATCCAACATCAGTGGAAATAATAGGAGTCTTCGTCATAGCGCATTCTGATATTGCCTGGGGTCCTCCCTCTCTACGAGAAGACACTATGTACAGATCAAGACAATTATACAATTCATTCAATATATCAAAATCGCACATTTCAAAATAGTAGTATGGTATACCAGCATTATCTAATCTATTCATCACATATTGCCTTCGCCATCCAGACAATACGACACTAAACTTAAAATCAATAGACTTCAAATATTCAAGATAATCACACAGAATGTCTGGACCTTTAACTAACTTAGGCGATTTTAAATCGTGACCTTCTGTGTCTCTCTGAAAAGAACCAAACAAAACACCCTCTATCGGTAACTTATATTTAATTCTCAATTTTTTATAATTACTATCATAAGGTTTCCATATATTTTCATTGACCCAAAATTTCAAAGACGTAACTGGTTTATTCGTGAGCTTCCGAACATCCTCAGCACTTTTATCACACATAGCTTGATAATGGTCGACAAATTGATCACGATATTTAAATGCCTCATAATCAAATTTTTCTGGCGCAATATGTGTAATTGTGCTTACCACCTTTTTCTCTGCTAATATTTTAGGATTCCAATTCATCCATGTATAACTATCGAGCATCCATAATAAATCAGCATCTAATGGGTTGTCGGTAGATAATTCCAAATGATTGTCGCACCATTCCTTTTTATAGCGATCTAATATCCAATTTTCATTAGGTGCATTCACATAAACTTTCATTCCACTACTTTCTCCAACATATTCATGTCCTTATATCCAGCTGGAATCACCAAGACTCAAATCTATCAACCCATCTTCCATTGTCCACAACATATCACCATTCATCATTGATTCGATATGTTGAGCAATAGCAATTTGTGACTCATCAAATCCATGTTCAAAATAATTATTCTCCCACGAAATCTCAGAACCATTTGGCAGAATGGAAGTGAGTTTCACCAAAACACCATCATCGAAATGCACTCCGACACCTCGATTATATGTATCCCCATCTTCTGCAATGGCACTAAACCAAGGTGTAGATTCGTCTTTCAACAAACAACCAGAAACGAAAGTTCCTTTACTTCCATGTATACGAATCGAAGGAGTACCTCTCATATTCTTGGCGATTTCTCTTTTTGCTAAATCAGAATGTTTAAACAATAGTGTTGCTCCATTCTCAAATTCAGCCAGAGTGATATTCCAATAATCATCATTATCATTCAGTGGATAATTTTTATGAGTCGATGCTATAACATTTTTAATACCGACATCTTTTCCTACATAATTTCTAAGCTGAGCCATGCCATGATAGTTATATGTTCTATAATCATTCTCAACTAAATGAATATCGCCCAACAAACCAGCCTCAATGACTTTCTTTTTAAAACATTCTAAAGGAAGAAATGGCCATTGCTCAACAACACCAACAACGATACCAGACTCTTCTACAGTCGCCCGTATCACATCCCAATGCTGAGGAGGAGGAAAAGGAGTCTCCACTAAAATATCACACTCAACTTTTGTAGCCTCTAGTACAATTTGAGGAGTCGCATAATATGGCACAACAGCAAGCAGAAAATCTGGCTCATCATGATTCACTAATTCTGATACTGTCGCAAAAACTTCATAGTCTCCTACTTCATCGGATAGCTTACCAGACTGTGTAACAAATCCAGAAATCTCTAAATCAAAAGATTCGATCACATCCTTATAGTAATCGACATATCTTTTTCCTGCACCAACAATTCCTATTTTTTTCACGCTGTCATGTCCTTCCACATCTCTTGACATTTTTTGGCATGTTCGTCCAAAGAATGTTCATAATTAAAGCAATATATAATTCTCAAATTTTTCTCTCTTGCCGGCAAAGTAGAATGCAACATCGAAGTGTTGAATATAAAGTATGTATCATTTGAACTATTAATTGTATGTATCCTATTTTCTGTAATCTGAGAAAAATCTGACGCTCTATCGTATTGCATCGTCAATGCCGTATTAGGCACACACGCTAAAACAGGCTGCGGTTCTCTATCAAAGTGTGGATAGAATATCAACTTTAAACCAGGAGGAAACATTCCAGAAAAATTACCATCATATACATATGTGTCTCTATGCCATTCTTGATAACTACTCTTTCCATCTGGATAAGGATGTGCATTTCTAATCTGAATATGAGATAAACATAAATTCAAACCAATCACATCTTTAATGTAAAGATCAATTCCATGTTCGACTAGAACATCAACAAAAGACTCATCATAATCAAAAACAGAAGGTTTCAGGTCTTGTGTGTATGGATACTTTTCAACAAAGTGATAATCATCCTTTAGCGTTTCATCATATATAGTTTTCAATGCGGACATATAATTGATATAAGTTTTACTGGTAATATCAAAAGCATTCGTGCTAAAATTATTCAAATAAAAATTCTTGGCTTGTTCTCGTATAATCATTTATCTAATTCTTTTTCTATCTCTTTCAAAAAATAATCAGTAATAACTTCTGGTGTACAATATGTTTCAAGATAATATTTAATCTTATCTCCCCATTCTTCATGATTTTCTATTATTTCCCCAAGATCGTCTTCCCATGTGTCAGAATTATAATCAAGTTCTGGATAATATTCTTTCCACGAATAAGGAAAATCTACATCACTTGTTCTAAGAATAACACACTTACCAAACCAACCAAACTCAAACATTCTATGCGAAATGCTAGAAGTTGTTGGCATATCATACACGACTTTAGTATTCATGCTCCTCGAAATCAAAGTTTCCATAGGAACATCATAAATGTGGTCATAAGTATATTTTGATTGTTTTACCTTATTGATAATTTCAATTCTTGCAGAATGTTCATTCATCCCAGTATCTACTGCTGGGCCATAACCGAACCATTCATATCCCATCCAAGACATTCTACTATCAAACTTAGACCTATTAGGATCATAATACTTTCTTGGCTTTGCATATAGACCAACATCTATAATTTTTTCTGTACTTTTGTTTATTTCCATTAATTCATTTCTACTTTGCCAAATAGAGGGAAAATATGGATAGGTTCCCCAATACATAAACGGAATTGTTCTTCCATTATTTTCAGAAACAATTTTGTCCGTTTCTATACACATAGAAGGAGAATACCAATTCTTAAAAAACAAAAAAGGCTTATCTTTAGTATCCTCCACTATCCAAAGAACTCGCTCACAAGGCTCAATAGTTCCCCACTCCACCGCATGTCCATCAGAAGCATCAATATATACATTTAAATTCTCACCGTAAAGACATGCAGTCTTTCTTGGTTTTATTCCGCCCCATGCACCATCTTCTCTAAAAGAATTAAAAATTCCTGCTTCTTTTAATTTTGGAATTATATACCAGAATCTATGAGGGGCCATTACAGCATCAAATTTAATCATATTATATAAACTCCTTATGTTTGAGCGTTTTAGAAAGTTCTTCTTTTCTTTTATATAATTTGTTAAGATACTGTTCATTGCCCATATTGTTATAAATTTCCCACACAGCCTTATTGCTTTCATGTGGCTTACATAATTGCGTACAATTAGAGAAACATTCTACATCATCAATTTGATGCATGACTTCTTTTTTCTTCTCAATATTTCCCCAAATTTCTTTAAAGGTAGACTCATATAAAGAACCATAACTATACTGTTTATAGCCTCTATGATTGGTACAAACATATACATGACCATCAGCGCCAACACAGGGTTGCACCTGAGAACCTAGACATTTTTCATATCGTCTTCCATAAAGTTCGGGATCACTTTCTAAGTCAGATAGTTTATATCCATTTATCTGAAATTTATCTCCCAAAATACTTTTAGCCTCCTCTAGTAGAGGATCTACTCGATTGTACCAAAAATCTTGTTCTCTTTGGACCCCATCTTCCCTCTCTCTATTAACAATCTCTGGTTTAAATTGGCAATATTCCAAATCATAATCAACAAAAAATTTAGCAAAGTCTACAATCTCATGATAGGTATCGGGCGTAATTACAAACCCCACACCAATATCAATTTTATTATCAGCCTGTTTGTTTGTTTCAATGAGAGTTGTAAGATTCGCCACCATCTTATCCCATCCTTCATTGCCTTTAGCGCGGCGAACAGAATCATATGTCTCTTTAGTTCCTGCATCAATCGAAAATCTAGCCCAAGTCAAATTATTCACAAATGCATCAAACAAATTCCACCTATCTATTAATGTTCCATTTGTAAATATTCCCATTTTAATATCAGAATTGTTCCCAACAAATTCAAGTGCTTCTTTAAAAGCAGGATTGATTGTCGGCTCTCCGCCGCCGGTCCAATTAATTGCCCGAACTCCCATGTCAATAAAATCCTGACATAAATTAAGCAAAACATCTTTGGGCATAATAGATCGGTCAAAGGTTTCTAGGTTTTTAGATTCTGGCAAATGTATATATGATGAAATACAAAAATGGCAACCATGATTACATGCATTACTAGGATCAACCTCTACCAAAATAGGGGCAGGATTTTTTCCTTGGAGAAAATCTAAAACACGGTCACTATTTGCAATAATTTTAGCTTGTGGATCAAACATCTACTAAACAATTCCTCCTATTGTCTTTAAAAGATTTGCAACCTTTACTTTGCTAGTATGATACTTCAAAACATGATCATAACCAGCTTGACCTATTTTTATGCATAAATCTTTATTGTTTAAATAATATTCAAGTTTTTCTTCAAATTCTTTCATATTAGAATACTCAACCCAATGGATTCCATCCTTTGGTCTATTAGGACACACTGGCATAGGTTTCTGAATAAAACATAATGTTTTATTCGCCATAATTTCCCATTCTCGATATGTAAAATTACTAGCGCCCCATGCAGCAACACTAATATAAGATTGCGATAAAACTTTAAAATAATCATCAAGCGGTATACGAGTTCCTAAAATATGATTTGGCCCATTTCTAGGAATATTATAGGTGGTGTCATAAAATTTATTAGCCTTTGGATCACTACAAAAATTATAAATGTCAGACCTTAATCCAGTTGTAAAATGACCAAAGGAACAAAATATATCATACTTTTTTTCCAAATTATAATAATTTCTAAACATGGAATTTTCGCAGCCATATGTAAACGGAATAGCGCCCCGGTCTACATCTTCTGGATAACATTCTCGTTTAAAATACCATTTACAATAATCAAGCATATCTTCGTTCATCCAAGGCTCTTGTTTATATCTCCTTTTATCGTCCAATCCATAAGAAAGTGCTATAGAAGCATTACTTGTCCCAGTATAATTCCATTCAGAACCATCCCAATATACAGTAACTTCGGGTCGATTTATTTTTTTAACAAGATCCTCCTTTCCCACACCAAGAGGACCATACTTACCGCCAGTCTTTGCCCATAAATAAAAAATAAAATCTGCATCTTTAGAATGTTCTATTATTTCATCTTCAGTATATGCTTTTTTAATTCCATTTCCTAAATGACTAGCAATAACCTCAACACCATTTTCATATAAACCCTCCGCAATGAAAGCAACAGTAGTGTCTTCTTTAAAATAGGTAGTATCATGTATAAAAACAATTTTCATTACAAAAGTTCCTTCATTTTTTCGCAATTCATCGACACATCACTTGGCATTTCTACTTCATGATTATCATATATAGAATTTTTTTCAATTTCTGTTTTTTTCCGTTTAACAAAATCATACAAAAACATAGAGTCTCCACCGACATTAATTATTCCAGTTTCATCCAATAAATCTAAAACAATCTTCGCAGCATCGGTGTTATATATTGTGCTTTTTTTCAAATCACCAAACACCTTTGAATGTGGATAAGGATACTCACACATAGATATTCGCAAAATCAAAGAATTATCATATAGCTGAACTGCACATTCTCCTCCTAGCTTAGACCATGCATATTTATTTACCGGAAACACACCATCTATTTCCTTGTAATTTCCTTTAGTTCCTGGATAGACAAAATCAGTTGAAATGTAAACCAATTTTATATTTCTTTTTAAACACGCCAAAACAACATTACTAGTTCCGATAATATTGGATCGAATACTCCTATCAGGAAAATCATTATGTAATGCCATAGGTCGAGCAAATGCACCCGAATGGATAAAAATATCTGGACGAACATCATCAACAACATTTTCTACATTAGTTAAATCGGCAACATCTAACTTAGACTTATCTAAAGCAACCATTTCGTATTCAATATTCTGCTCAACTAACTGTTGTGCAAACTTTCCATTTCCACCAGAAACAATAATTTTTTTCATTAGAACTCCAAATCATTATTAAACTTTGCCTTGAATGCATCTCGAACATCTTCATTCTTTGCAGACCAGAACATCACGCCCAATGTTTTTCTAGTAAACTCTTCCGTTGGGTTAGGAAAGCCATGCCAAGAATTTTCAGAACACTTAAAGACATTCAGTCGATTATACTTATAAGGAACTCTTGTATGAGTGTGTTCTCCATCATGGAGCAGTAAGTCAAATGAAGAATTATAATCCTCAGAAATACACAAAACTGCACTGTACTCCCTGACCCAGTTTCGATGCAGTCCATGAACCTTGGCATCAACATGCATTCCCAAATATCCTCCAATGGGAGTTATCATCATACCACCGCCATAATAAGAAGTATCTGGAAATGCATCATTAGTAAGATCACCAAAAGCTACATTGGGATCAAAGTGTGAAGCAATGTAATCCAATACAAGAAGAGCAGAGGGAGTTGTTAGCTGACGATTCTTAGAGCAATACTGAATCTGATTATCACCCTCTCCATATTTTACCCAATCATCATCAGGCACAACATCAAAACTTGTTGCGGCTGCTCTTACCAAAGACTCTGAAGGTATAAAATTGTCTATTGATATATGAGGATAAGGTTCACTCTTCGTACTTATTCGATTAAATTTAACTCTTTTCATTTTGAACTCTTATCTTTTCTATCTGAGATTTTACTATAAACGAAATATCTTCATCTAATTTAAAATATTCAACATCCACTTTATTAGGAACATCGTGCAATAAATTATAAGTAGGGGTTAAATAAATTTCATTATTTAATTGCACAGGCCAAGAAGCTCTATATTCAGGTAAAGCTGGAATAGTATCTCCGGGCTTTGGTTCCCAATTTCTATTATAATCCGTTTCTTCACATGTATGAATGTATCCAAATGGTGTAATTTTATATCCAAGCTGGACATAGCGATTAGTAAAAGGTATTTCTCCATTATCCACATGACCCGGAATTACATCAATATAATTAGAATCATCTGAAGAAATGTAATTTAACTCATCATCGTCTGATGGGATTCTTCCATATTTTTGTATCCCCTCTTCTATGTACTTTTTATGAATCAATGTCATTCCATCATGTGAATGAACAGGCCAATATCTTATATCAGAAATTCCCGCTAACGCAATAACGGCAGTATTGTCATTTTCATTATCTTCTCTATACTGCAATACAGTTTCTTTATAATAATTTTTAGCTAACATGACATAATCATCAGGAATAAACATAAAAAAATCATACTTATCTCTGAATGTCTCATATGCAACTCTAAATGCTGAATAATTTTTTCCTTTATTTTCTTTATTTAAAGTATAAATTTTTCCACACTTAGTCTTTTTTTCATTAATAGAATTTAACCAATTCTTGCCTTCCTCAAATCCAGAATCATTATTAACAATTATCAAATCATATGGCAATCCGGCGTCAAGATTAGTTTCAACATCTACAATAAACTTCAAGTTGTCTAAACACATAGAACTATCTATAAAATATTGTCCATGTCTTGGCCATCCAATATTTGTATTTCTAATGTGCCTTGGTCCAAAGTATGTACATATAACTTTACAATATTTTTCCATTTTATAAAATCCTCACACAAGGAACATGGGTAATAAACCTACCATCAAAATAAAGTTCTTTCTTCCTAATCTCTTCAGCAAAATTCCATGCACCCAAAAAAGCATAATCAAAAATGTCAGAATCTTCTTGGGGAACAATTGGAATATGCATACCCGGAGAATACTTATGTTGTTTTTCTGGAGTAGTATCCGTGATACACGATATTAGATCAGGACCAATATCACAATAATTAAAGACTGTAGTTGACTTTGATGTTGCACCATAACTAATCACCTTTTTATTTTGGTCCGCACATCGGGTCAATAGATTTCTCAAATCTTCCTTAGACTGAGCAACCCTTTCAGCAAATCGGTTAAAGCACTCAATATCATCCAAGCCAATAATTCTCTCATAATCAATATACTTATCAATATTAGGCTCAGTACGATGACCTACTTTTTGGGCCCAGATTCTATTTGACCCTCCATGAACATTCAGCGAATCAACTTGAACAATCTCAAAACCATTTCTTTTCAGAAGTTTAGATAATGCCATTACTGAAAAAATATGAGGATGCTCATCGTATATTTGGTCATAAGAATTATTATTGATCATACTAGCAAGAGACGGGTCTTCAAAAACAAACAAACCATGAGGCTTGAGTAGCGACTCAACTGCGGAGAATGTTTCGT